AAGACCGCGGCGAGTGGAACGCCACCGCGGCAGAAGAGCTGAAGGCCGCGGCGATCGCGCGCCTGAAGTCCTACTTGGGCACCCACGGCATCGACGCCCTCGCCAAGCTGCTCGGCTCCGATGGCGAGCTCGAGAAGTTCCTCGGCGACCGGGTCGAGCTGGCGATCGCGCGGTCGAAGAACGCCGGCAAGCTCGCGCGCTCCGGCGCCGCCGGCGCCGCGGCCGAGACGCCCGCCGCCTCGAAGGCGGCCCTGCTCGCCTCCGTGGACCCTTAGCTGCCGTGCGGCCCGGGCTGGATGCAGCCATGGGCCTGGAGCCGGGACACGGCAAGTTGACCATCGGCGCGCTGCTCGACCCCAGAGCAATCTCGGCCGCCGCCCGATACAGCCACAGGCTGACCGAAGACGTCGCCGCCTTCGCTGAAGGCCGCGCCGTGTACGGTTTCGAAACTAGGCAATTCGCCGGCCAGGCCATGGTCGGCTTGGAGGCGCGGTTCTAGGCCGCGGAGGTCGACATGGGCGAGACGATTCAGTTGTTGGGCGCCATCGGTGGCATCATCATCGTCCTGGACACGCTGTTCCTTTGGGCCGTGAAGTGGGTCCTCGACCGCGAGAGGTCCCAGCTCCGCACGGAGTGGGACGTTCGTTTCGCCGCGTTCGAGAAGCAAGTCACCGACACCAACTCCCGGTGCAACTGCGCCGAGCGCGACATTCTGAAGCTGCGCGCCGAGCTGCCGGTCGATTACGTCCAGCGCGTCGACCACATTCGGATGAGTAACGCGATCGACGCGAAGCTCGACGCCCTACGCGAGTTGCTCTACCGGTTGCTCGATCGCAAGGGAGAAACCGATGGGCGCTGAGATACTCGAGAAGGCGACCCGCGAGGCCGCGCGCTGGCGGGTCCTATGGGTCCTGAACTCCGGGCGGCCGGCCAAGCTGCCCGAGAACATCATCCTGACCTGCGTGACGGACGCCAACATCCCCATGACGCCGACGGAGCTCCGGCGCGAGCTGGACTACCTCCGTGATCGCAAGCTCGTCGAGATCTACGGCGAGGGCACGCCGACATGGTCGGCAGACCTGACCCGGCTGGGCGTGGACGTGGTCGAGTACACGGTCGACTGCGACCCGGGGATCGCCCGGCCGAGGCTGTGACCAGGTGCCGAACCGCAGCATCATCGACCAAATGCCCGAGGCAGCCCGCGAGTGGCTGAGGGCGAAGCTCCAGGAAACGCACTTCTCCCGCTACATCGAGATCACCGACGAGTTCAACGCCTGGGCTGCGGAGCAGGGACTCGAATTTCAGGTCTCCCGCATGGGCGTCTTCCGCTGGGCGAAGACGTGGGAGAAGAAAGCGGAGCTGCTCAAGAATGCTACCGAATTCGCCAAGGCCGCCGTCGGACACAACCCCGACGACGAAGGCGCAACCAACGAGCTCACGATCCGGCTTATCCAGCAGCAGGTGTTCCAGCTCGCGATGGAAGAGGACCTCGAACCGAAGACCCTCGCCAGCCTGTCTCGCGCCGTGGCCGACCTGGCCCGGGCGTCGGTCGCTCAGAAGAAGTGGGCGGCGGAACAGAGGGCGAAGGCGCAGGCGGTCGCAAAAGAAGTCGTCCAAATCGCAAAGCAGGGCGGCCTCTCCGCCGAGCTGCTCGCCGAGATCGATCGCAAGGTCCTCGGGATCGCCGCATGACCGCCGCCGGAAAACAGCTCTCCGTGCTCATGCCTTACCAGCAGAGGTGGGTGGCGGACCGGAGCGAGGTGAAGGTCGCGGAGAAGAGCCGCCAGATCGGCTTTTCGTGGTGCGCCGCCTGCGAGGCCGTACGCGCCGCCTCGCCGCGCTCGGGCGCGCGCGACGTTTGGTACGTCGGCTACAACCGGGACATGGCGCAAGAGTTCATCCGCGACTGCGCCTTCTGGGCCGGCGTGTTCGAGTTGGCCGCCAGTGCAATCGAGGAGGAGGTGATCAGGGACGAGGACAAGGACATCCTCACGTTCGTGATCCGGCTCGCGAGCGGCAAGCGCATCACGGCGCTTTCCTCGCGCCCCTCGAACCTCCGCAGCAAGCGTGGCTTCGTCGTCATTGATGAGGCCGCATTTCACGAGCACCTCGACGAGCTGCTCAAGGCCGCCCTGGCGCTGACCATCTGGGGTGGCCGCGTCGCGATCATCTCGACGCACGACGGCGTCTCGAACGAGTTCAACAAGCTCGTCACCGACATCCGCGCCGGCAAGCTGCCCTACAGCCTTCACCGGATCAGCTTCGACGACGCGCTGGGCGATGGCCTCTATAAGAAGATCGCCGCGAAGCAAGGCCGCGTCTGGGCGGCCGAGGACGAGCGTGCCTGGCGCGAGAAGATCATCGCCTTCTACGGCGACAACGCCGGCGAGGAGCTGCACGTCATCCCCAAGGACTCGGGCGGCCGGTACATCGCCCGGGCGCTCGTCGAGGCGCGCATGTTCGCGGCGCCGGTCGTTCGTCTCAAACTCCCCGATTCCTTCACACACGAACCGAGTCTCGTCCGCAAGACGACGATCGAGCTGTGGTGCGCCGAGAACCTCCTGCCGCTGCTCGCGGCGCTGCCGGCCGACTGCGCCCACGTCTTCGGCCAGGATTTCGGCCGCGTCGGCGACCTGAGCGTCATCGCGCCTGCCACCATCATGCGCAACCTGGTCCGGCGCGCGCCGTTCCTGGTCGAGCTGTCGAACGTCCCCTTCCACCAACAAGAGCAGATCCTCTTCTTCATCGTGGACCACCTCCCGCGCTTCCGCGCCGGGGCGCTCGACGCGCGCGGCAACGGCCAGTACCTGGCCGAGGTCGCGGCCCAGCGATACGGCGCGAGCCGCATCGATCAGGTGATGCTCTCAGACAAGTGGTACCTGGACAACATGCCGCGCTTCCGCGCCGGCTTCCAGGACGCATTGCTCGAGATCCCGCGCGATGACGACGTGCTCGAGGATTTCGGCCAGCTCCAACAGATCCGGGGCGTGCCCAAGCTGACCGATGCCACACGCAAGGGCCACGGCGGCGAACAACGGCATGGCGACGCGGTGATCGCCCTCGCGCTGGCCGACTCGGCGAGCCGTTTGGAGGTATCGCCCATCGAGTTCCAGGCGACCGGCATTCGGCGCGAGTCCCTTGACGCCTTCGAGGACCGCGCGGCGCGGGCGCGCGATGATGTTGGCTTCGGCGTGGTCGCGGGCGGCGTCGACTTGAGGGGTTGGTGATGGCACTCGTCGACGTGAACGGCAGGCCGCTAACGGCCGAGCAGGCGGCCGAGCGCCCGGTCGGGGGGGAGATCGCAACGACCCGCGACGGCCGGGACATCACGCGCGGTTTCGTTGACCCGCTGCAAAACCTGTCACCGCAGGACGATGTGCTCCAACAGCGCGCCGGGGGCGACTACAAAAAGTACGAGGAGCTACTGCGCGACGACCAGGTCGCGTCGACGTTCGGTCAGCGCCGGTCCGCGGTCGTCTCTCGCGAGTGGGACGTCACGGCCGGCGGCGAAAGCGCCCTCGACATCAAGGCCGCGGACTTCGCGCGCGAGGTGGTCGCGAGCATCGGGTTCGACGGGCTGACGGACAAGATGCTCTACGGCGTATTCTTCGGCTACGCCGTCGCCGAGTGCCTCTGGGGTCGGGATGGCTCCCTGATCACGCTCGAGAGGGTCAAGGTCCGCAAGCAGCGCCGCTTCCGGTTCGGCGCGGACCACGCGCTGAGGCTCTTGACGAGCAGCCGACCCGACGGAGAGGAGCTGCCGCCTCGGAAGTTCTGGACGTTCGCGACGGGAGCCGACAACGACGACGAGCCTTACGGCCTCGGCCTCGCTCACTGGGTCTACTGGCCCGTTTTCTTCAAGCGCAACGGGCTCAAGTTCTGGCTCATCTTCCTCGACAAGTTCGGGCAACCGACTGCCGCGGGAAAGTACCCGGCCAGCGCAACGATCGAGGAAAAGACGAAGCTACTCTCCGCGCTCCAGGCCATCCACACCGACAGCGGCGTCATCATCCCCGAAGGAATGGTGATCGAGTTGATCGAGGCAGCGCGCTCGGGCACCGTCGATTACGTCCAGCTCTATGACCGGATGGACCGCGCGATCTCCAAGGTGGTCGTCGGCCAGACCATGACGACGGACAGCGGATCGAGCCGCGCGCAGGCCGTTGTCCACTTCGACGTTCGAGCCGATATAGTCAAGGCGGACGCCGACATCGTCTGTAACTCGTTCAACGAGGGGCCGCTGCGCTGGCTGACGGAGTGGAACTTCCCCGGCGCGGCTCCGCCAAAGGTCTGGCGCGACCTCTCGGATGCGCCGGACCGCAAGAGCGAGGCAGACACCGACAAGATCCTGTTCGACATGGGATTCAAGCGCACCCTCGCCCACGTCGAG